CAAGAAAAAACCCAAGATGAAAAAATAATTGATTTACAAACTAATATTAAGAATTTATTTTGAGCTATTGGAATTATAGTAACATTGTTTATGGGTATTGGGGCGTGACGTATTGCTGCTGCCTCAAGGTTGGAAGATAATTTTAATTTATTGCGTGTCGACACTAATCAGCGATTAGAGCTAGTGACAGCACAATATATAGAAATAAAAGCACAATTAAGTCAAATTCAAACTGATATATTGTGAATTAAAAAAGAACTTAATAATAAATAACAAATATAAATATGTCTGAGTTTAATAAAGGGCGACACGACCCAGCTGAATATTTATCTTTTCTTAATGAGGAAAGTAATAAAAAACAAAAACAAATAGAGGAACAAGAGCAAAAGTTAAAAACTTTAGAGTTAGAATATGCTAATATAACTCAACTAATTTTAGAGAAACAAACTGAATATGATGATTTTATTAAGAATAATGAACAATCTATAAAATCTAAACAAGCAAATTTGGATGAATTATGCTCTCAATATGAGTTATTATCAAAAGATGTAAATAGTCTATTAAAACAAAAAAATGATTTGAATATAGATATTAGTAATTTAAGAAAAGATATACAACAATTAGAACAAAATAAGCAAGAACAAAATCAATTAATAGCCAACATAGAAAATAATAAACAAATAAAACAACAAGAAATTACAAAAATAGAAGCAGAATTGAAACAATTGCAACAATCAATACAATCAAAACGAGACGAATTTTCAAAATTACTTGATTCTATTAATTCAAAAGAAAATGAACTAAAAGAATTAAATAATAAATTAGAAATTGTCCGAGAAAATATTAAAGATGCCGAAGCCAAATTGGATAATAAATTGAAAGAACAAGATAAAAAATCAAAAGAATTAGAAGCACGAATAAATTCAATAAATATATTTGAAAATGAAAAGAAGGAATATCTTGAAAACTTTAGACAACAACAAAAATTATTAGAACAAAAAGAAAAAGAAATACAAGAAAGAGATTATAATAGTAAAAGGCGAGCTGATGAACTAACAACCAGAGAAAATAATTGCTTAATGAAAGAACAAGAATTAGAAGTCAGAGAAAAAATGTTAGCTATAAAAATACAAAAATACAAAATAACAGAAAGTGAGCAAGCATTACAACAGTAATAAATTTAATAAATAATTAAAACATATATTTATGTCACAGAAACCAACAATGAAAATTAAATATGGTCTCGGCATTGGAGTAGAACTATTTATCTATCATCCAGATATTCAAGATAATACCACTACATATTTGACTCAAGATGTATTAATCTCTGGGGCATCATTAAATGTCATATCAAGTTCTGGTATAGAATCCGATGATTATATATTAATAGGAAGTTATGGAGATAAACAAGCAGAGATAGTGCAAGTCTCAGCTGCTACAAATAATACTTTAACAATTTCTGCTTTAACGCTTAACCATAATCGTGGTGATGCTGTAACTGTAATTCCTTATAATCAAATAGTTGTTTTCCGCTCTACTGATAATGGAGTAACATATGCTGTATTATCAGCAGTAAATATTCAACCAAATAATGACTATACTTATTTAGAAAGACCAGCTGATGATGCTACTGATATGTATAAATTTAGATTTTATAATTCTACTAAAGATTTATATTCTGATTATTCTGATGCAGTTGTTGCTACTGGATTTGCTGATAATACAGTTTATGCTATTAAAAAAAGAGCATTAAATCAGTTAGGAGAAAAAATAGATAATACAATTACTGATGAATTTTTAAATGATTCTTTATGAGAAGCCAGGAGAATAATAGATAATGACCCCAATGCTCTTAAATTTCCGTTTAGATTTAAGAGAAATAATAATATAGGGAGTATAATCCCAGGCACTTATTCTATCGCCTTGCCTACAACATTAAAAGACCCATATTCCAATCATAATATTATTTCTGTTAGAATTGGTAAAGAGAATAGACCATTACAATATCAAGATATAAAAAGTTTTAATCAGCATTACCAAAACATAGCTCAAACGACTTTAAATGGTAATGTTGCGGATACAGATGTTACAATTACATTAACAGATTCTGGAGATTTTACTGATAGTGGAGATATTTATGTTGCTGCTGCAACTGTTGCAGGCACAATAGATATTATTTCTTATACAAGCAATTCAAAAACAACTAATATTCTTTCTGGTGTTACAGGTATAGCAACTGGTGGGCACTTAAATAAAACTCAAGTATGGCAAGGAGTAACATTCGGACTGCCAGAAAATTATACATTAGACCCAGAGAATAAATGTATTTTATTTGATGTTCCATTTGCTGATGAATATGCTGGAGAAAATATTTATATGGATTATTATTCTACGTTACCAGAATATGATAGCGACAGTGATGTTCTTGATGAACCGAATACAGATATTTTTGTTAATTATCTCAAATATAAAATAAAATACAAAAGAAAAAACGGCGACCTAAACATACAATCTGATAGTGATTATTTACTATGAGAAAAAGGAAAGAACGATTTAATATTAAAACAATATACTGGTCAAACTATAAGAATGGTGCCAGATATAAATTAAAAATATGAGTAAATTAGACGCCAGCCAATTAACCAATTTTTCTGATGGCTTAATTTGCGAATCACAAGTAGGAAATTCACAGCGACCATTAACAACGGTTACAGAAGCAATAAATGTATCATTTGACAAAATAGGTTCTGTATGTTCTCGTAAGGGTTCAACACGATTAGGCAATCAGATACTCACTGGTAGCAATGTTTTAGGATTATACCAGTTTTGTAATAAAAATGGCACAAATAAATATTTAGTTTCCGTTGTGGCAGATAAAGTTTATTATTTATCAGGCGGCACTTGAACTGTTACTAAAAGTGTATCGTCTGGATACAAAGCAAGATTTTCTACTTTTCTGGATTATATGTTTATGGTTAATGGTAAAGACCCTACTACTATTTGGGACGGTACCACTTGGAGTACTACTGGTAATGCTCTTAATGCTCCTATTGGAAAGTATATAGAGAATTTCCGAACTCGTATGTGGATAGCAGGAAACTCTACTTTCCCAGATAGACTTTATTATACAGATGTTCCTACTGCTGCTGCGACCCCAGTAGTAGTTTGAGATACTGATGTTTCTACTGGAAATTGAATTGATATTTCGCCATCTGATGGAGAGAATATTACTGGGTTAAAGAGAACAAAAAATGTTTTACTTGTTTTCAAACAAAACCATATTTATCAAGTATCTTCAGTTAATGATACAGAACCAGACCCAAAAATTAATGTTGGGACTTACTCACAAGAAAGTATAGTCGAAGGCAAAGATACTATCTATTTCCACCACCCATCTGGAATTTATTCTTATCAAGGTGGGGGAGTTAAGTTACTTTCTAAACCAATACAAGACTGAATAGATGCTATGCCTGTTACTCAATACGATAATGTCTGCGGTTGAGCCGATAACGACCATATCTATCACTCATTAGGAGATTTGACAGTAGGTGGTATTTCATATTCTAATGTTGTTACTTGCTATACTGTTTCTTCACAAGTATGGACTATTTACACCTACCCAACTAAACCATTAGTCTCGTCAAACTATAATAATGGCTCAACATTATATCAAGTAGTAGGAGATGATGACGGAAATATAATCATAATGAACTATGGTAACGATGATTTAGGAATTCCTATTACTATTTCAATGGTTACTCGCCCATACACATTTGATGGTTTGTTCTCTACAACTAAAAACATATCACGCATTGCTGCCGAGTTTAATAAAGCAGAAGGTATGACTATCTCATATAAAGCAGATGATTGGGATAAAAATAAGTTTGTTGATTGTATGGTTTTGAAAAAAACAGGAGATAGCCAAAATGTTTCAATAAGGGGGAATAAGATTTGGTTCAGACTTTCTGGATTTAGTAAAGGAGAGCAATTTTCTTTTGATGGGATAGAGGTGTTAGAAATTACTAATAATCAATAACTAATATGGAAGTACCTGATTTATATAACAATTTTACAAAAGAATTAACAAGAATAGGAACAGAAACTATCCACGATATTGATTTAAGTCAAATATCTCAAAGTTCACTTTTAAATACTACATCTATTGCCAGTGGTAGTATGATGTCTGGTAGTTATTCTGAAGGAGTATCTGGTTGGAAATTAGATGCTGATGGAAATTTATATGCTAATAATGGAGTATTCAAAGGGAATATTACTGCTACAACTGGCAATATAGGTGGTTTTGCGATAGGAACAGATTACATTAGAGATAGTGCTAATAGTTTCGGATTAGCTTCAACTGTTACTTCTGGTGATGACATTCG